ATAACTCGTGGGCGCAGAAGCATTATCGACAGTGTTCACGAAAATGTCGATATTTCTGGAAACCGTTCTGGTTACATATTGTCTAAACTCGATATACGCAGTTGTAATCGTGGCTCCTTGTGGGATATTAACGTCTTCGATCAGAATAGAGAGATGGTACACCATATCTCCCCATCCACAGGTTAGCCAGTTTAGGTTATTCCAGAATGTCGATATACTCGGGGCGATCTGTGTATCTCCGCCAGCTGACTCGACGTAGAATGTCCCGCTGCCTCCGCCGGGGCCTGTGGTGGTTGTTGACGAGCTGGTAGTGCTTGTCGATGTAGTGCTGGAAGAAGTGGAACTTGAAGATGAAGAACTGCTCGTAGAGATCGAACTGCTTGTTGTCGTACTTAGCGTGGATGCCGTGCTGGATGTCGTGCTCATCGTTGTAACGCCAGGTTCAGTCGACGAGGTTGTGGAACTGGATGACAATGTCGATATCGTGGAACTGGACGATGTTGTAGAGCTGGATGATGATGTTGTACTCAGGGTCGTTACCCCTGTCTGGGTGGTAGAGGTGGTGCTTGCCGTAGTCGCTCCTGGTTCTGTCGTCGATGTTGTGGTCGTCGTTGTGGTAGTTGGAAAGTAACTGTAGAACCGGATTACCTGCCATTTCTGGGTGGAGGCATTCCATTGGAGCATGTCACGATCTTGCAGGGTTTCAATACCATCGACGTCCATGATCTCGGAGAGGCGCAAATACAAAGCGTCAAGTCTCTTTATGTTGTAGTCCATGATTTTGGTAAAACCCTGGACATGTTCGTCTGTGATAAAAAGTTGTAATGGATCGATTGTTTTAGGCATAATCCACAAGACCTATTTCGTTTAGATATGTTCCCGCAGCTGCTCCTACACTCACAGTTTCCCAATCGCTGTATATCCCATTTATTCTCTGTCGCACGGAAATATCTACAGCACCAACGTAGTTTGTTGTAAATGTACAGGCAGAAATCGCTGTTGCGGCGCCAGCTCCTATTCGATATTCGAAGTCACCTTCAAAATTGGATCCAGGCGGCATATCATATAGTCCACTTTCGTTTGCATCACCAGCGCCTGTAGCGAATCCACGGGCTATCGGGAACCATATAACAACGATATTATTGCTTCCATCACGCACAGCTTCAATCATATTTACTGATTCTACCTGTCTTGCTTTATTGGTTGGCGTGCAGGAATAAGCTGTAGCTTCGTCTATGGGCAATGTCCAGCCCATAGCTGCGGTGATGAATTTTATCCAGAATTGTGAAGTGACATCTCTTCGAAGAATATTATTGTCGTTTTCTGCTGTGCTTGGCGTAAAGAACCATACGACATCTCCAGGTGCATGTGTTGCAACTGGTGTATTGAAACAACCGCGAATAACTCCGGTCACACGGTAAGATGAAACGCCTTCAGCTTCTACCAGCTGGTAGCGCATGATTTCATCTCCAATGATGGCATAGCGAGGATAAAGAAAAAGATTTTCTCTTGAAATATTGGATGGAATCTCTATTCCGTAAGGAGTAAATAGAAATCCGATATCGTCATCAATCATGAATGTATCTTCAGAATATTCTTCGTCGAGCGTTGCATGAATTGCGAAACGCTGCATTACCTGTACAATAGTATAATCAACTCCTGTGCTGGAGAACATCACTCCTGCACCTTCTTCTTGTCCTGCACGGGCAGCAAGAAGGGCAAATGTTGTAGCTGTTCCGGCTTCTGTAGTCCATGGCATTTCGAATATTCTTGCATAAGCCACATCTTCCGGTTCTACATCTTCAGGATCCTCCCAGCTTGGTGTAATTGGAATAAAGTCGGTGAAAGAGGCATCGATTAATGCTTCAACCATCTGTTCCACAACATAGGAAATTTTGTCCTCACTTATCTTTGCTGTACTTACTTCCATTACACGGCATTTCACATTTGCCATGCCATAATTTGTATGATTAATTACGACACAACTTCCCGGATAAATCTTTGATGCTTCTTTAAGTCCAAGAGTGAATTCAATCCGTAGTGGTGGATAGCTTGTTGATTTGATCATTTCCCACATACGTTTTGAGATAGCAGTTGCATCGTTGAAACCGAGTAGATCGATTGTTTTGGTAATTATGTCGCCCTGCATTCTTGCATTTGCGGAATTACGAATAGCATCCATTCGTTCTTTGAAGTAATTATTTGGATCAGTCCATTTTACGCGGATCTCGTTTACCGTACTGGCATAAGTCTCACGTTGAAATGCAAATTCTACGAAATCATTTTCATTCAATGTGGATACTTCGACTTGATCAGGATCAAAGACCTGTATGGCATACTGACCATATTCATCCATGTAGAAGCTGCATGGTGTCCAGTTGAGAATTATGTCAAGCAAGCTTGAGAACTTTGACCGTTTCGTGATTCCGAAATTAAGGGCATAGCCTTCGTTATACCAGAAGGTTGCAGCTTCATTAAATTTTGTCATGTTAATTTTTGTTGGAGAAATGCTCATGCCATAAAAATTATCTGTCATAATATCGTAAATGACAGCGGCAGGATTAGATCCCTGCGTCATATTGGCATGACTAATTGTCGTTGGAAGTGTGCGATGCAAGACAGCTTCAATTTTATGCAGGGTAGAACGATTTTCTCCCAGCCTGTATCGATAGAGAAATGTCCAACAGATTTTCGGAAGTCCCGAGGCGTACTCGAGAGATATTGGAATTGTCTTGCCGGTGTTTCCTCTTTCAAACCTTGCAAGATCAATATGACCTGCATTTGCTATATCGTAGCCGCCTTCTTCCAGCGAACCATCAAAAAGAGCTATCCCTTTTTCATCAAAAAGATAATAAAGCAATTCACAGTTGCCATGCCCGAAAACAATCCAGGCGTCGATTATATAACTGAATCCTGATCCCCCACCACCTTTACCTCCACCACCTTTACCTCCACCTGATTCAGGTTCTATGTATTGAACGCCTCCATAATAAATTAATGTGCCAGCTATACGGACAGTGCCATAAATTATCGGAACCGGATTACCCTCCTCAATCTTCATAATATTGAGTTCAGGCATCTGTTGATCCGGTTGATACTTTGATAATAAATAGTATGATAGTGCTGCCGAAATAATGGCAACGACTATCATAGCAACTATAGTTCCTGCTCCCATTCCATTAACCTGTATCGTCTTGCTGTTTTTCTTTTCCAGTATCCACCATAGGTGGAATAACAAACTCCGTGATTTGGAACTCCATGAACAAATTTATTTTTTTCAACAAATATTCCTACATGATCTATCTTTCCGTGTTTTTCATCTACGCGCATAAATAGAATGTCACCAGGCATCGGTTCTTCATCTTTAAGCTGCACGTTGACAATATTTGGCAAGAGATATTTTTCACCTTCCAAGAATCCGTCCAAGATCAATTCAGTATCTATGTGATTGTACCAGTCATCCGGATAGTATTTAGGATAGACGGCTTTTGTTACAACTTTCATCCGTTCCATCACTTCACCAATAAAAAAACTGCAATTTGCAGCACGGCCTTTCGTTTTTCCAAGATGACGGTACGGGGTTCCAATCCATTCTTCGGTATATGCCTTTAATCTTTTTATTCTCTTTTCATTTCTGAAGAATGGTTTCATTTAAATCCCCAGATCATGATGTTTCGATAAGGCATATATGGAAATCCGACAAAATGTGCAAAGTTATTGAACCGGTTTATACAGACCGATGGCGTACCATTGCATCCAGGAAGAACCTGTACAGTATCGCCAACTGCGATTCCAGAAAATGGAAAAACTGGAGTTATGATTCCAGCAACATTAAAGGCTGTTATCATTCTATGTTCACTTCCAAATATGACAATTCCACCAACATAATAATTTGCGTCTGGATTAGCAGATGTCGGAATTGAAATCTTTCCATCTTCATCAACACCATCCACGATACCTTCGATAAGATAGTCTCCCTCATTTAATGTACAGTTGTTATCGAATAAGAAATGATTGCAGTCATTCTGAAAATATATTCGTGGCATTTCTTTATCGAAGATTCCACGATCTGAAATGAATTCTGCGGTCATCACCATGTCCTTGATCTTGACTACTCGCAATTCTCCAAAATAGATCGGCCGCGCCAGAGTATCGGGATCGCTGGTATAACAGCGTGTAATTGTGAGTTCAACTGGAAGGAATGGCGCAGATGCGATGAACTGTGACATGGGATTCAGAACTGATCCTGATATGGTTACCTTCACGGATTTTAAAGCCGTGTCATAGGTAAAATCACTTCGTTGAATTGAAGATGGAGTATAGGTTCTTCCTTGATAGGATACTGGAACATCGCCAGTGGTATAACAATAATATTGACCATCTGGTAAATAGATAAGAAACAGTTCACAGAGAAATGTTTGTTCAATTCGGCCGAGCTCGTCAACGTATGTCATGGATATTCCCTCACCAGCTCTATGACACTCAAGTCAAATTCAGATACTGCGCTTGTGTGGTGTCTAAATTCTATTTCATCGATATCTAATCTTGCTAGAAGGTAAAATCCGATAAAAAATACATCTTCCGGATTAATTTGTCTTGTTAACGCAGTTGTGAGCCATAGTGTTTCCACGGATTCGCTTGTTTCATCTACATCGGTAATTTCTCTGGTTACGTGATCGCCATTTG